GCTGCGCGGTGGCTCTCGATCCGGCAAGACGTTCCTACTCGTCAGAGCGGTCATCCAGCGGGCTATCAATGCTCCTGGTTCTCGGCATGTCATATTCAGGTTCCGATTCAACCACGCCAAGACGTCGGTATGGTCTGACACGATCCCGAAGGTTCTATCGCTCTGCTTCCCCGCGCTCCGGGTGAGGACCGACAAAACGGACTTTTACATTGAACTGCCGAACGGCTCTCAGGTCTGGATCGCTGGGCTTGATGACAAGGAGCGGGTCGAGAAGATTCTCGGCCAAGAGTATGTGACGCTCTATTTCAACGAGAGCAGTCAGATACCGTGGGCGTCTGTCGAAACCGCCATGTCTCGTCTCGCGCAGAAATGCGAGGTTAACGAGAAGGTGGCTTTATCCGCGGGCAGAAAGCATCTGCCTCTGAAGGCATTCTTCGACTGCAACCCGCCATCAAAGCTGCATTGGAGCTATCAGCTATTCCGGGCCAAGATGAAGCCAGGCACCAAAGAGAAACTGGCAAAGCCGGAAGACTACGTCGAGATGCAGGTCAATCCTGCCGACAACGCAGATAACCTGCCGGCGGAATACTTTGACGTTCTCGCCTCAATGTCCGCAGCCAAGCGCCTCCGGTTCGAGGCCGGGGAGTGGGCCAGCGAAGTCAATGGCGCTCTCTGGGCGCAGGAGGACCGCAAGGCGGCTCATGGCAAGGTTATGCCGGGCATCGACAGCCTGCGCGTCACAGAAGCCCCAGAGATGCAGCGCATAGTGGTTTCGGTTGACCCTTCCGGCACACGAGGCGACGGGACAGGCGACGACATCGGTATCATCGTTGCTGGTCTCGGCGTTGATGGGCATGGGTACATTCTCGAAGACGGCACTTGCCAGATGTCACCGGAGGGTTGGGGCAGGCGGGCGGTCGATCTCTACCACAGGCATCAAGCGGACCGGATAATCGGCGAACGCAACTTCGGCGGCGACATGGTCCGGTTCACGGTATCGACCGCAGATAACCGAGCATCGTTCAAAGAGGTGGTTGCCAGCCGCGGTAAAGCGGTCAGGGCAGAGCCGATTAGTGCCCTTTATGAGCAGGGTCGCGTTCATCACGTCGGGGACTTCCCCGATCTCGAAGACCAGATGTGCAATTTCACATCGTCCGGTTACGTCGGCGAAGGTTCGCCAGACCGTGCAGATGCGCTCGTATGGGCGCTGACAGAGCTAATGCTTGGCGACACTGAAACAGTCGCCATGTTCCTGACGAAGAGGCACCGATGAACAATGTTGTGACGCTGGCGAACCGAGCAGTGCGCCAGCTGGGCGCTATGTTCCCCGGCTTCTTTCCGGGCGTTTCTCCTAAGCACGACCATTATCAGGACTTCGGGTATCCGGCTGTTCTGACGTTTGACCTTCTGTACAAAATGTATGACCGCAACGGCATTGCTGCGGCTGCGGTCGACAAGACGGCCCTGAAGACATGGCAGGACATGCCTTTCCTTCTAGAACAGGAGCGTGACGGATCACAGACAGGCAAGCGCAAGGAAACGAAGCTCGAGAAGGAAATTCGCCTTAAGCTGGCCTCTATGCGCTTTTGGGCCAAGCTGGCGGAAGCTGACCGCAAGTCGATGGTTGGTGGATACTCCGGTGTTATTCTTCGCCTGAGAGATGGGAAGGGTTTTGATCAGCCAGTTGATCGCGTCGGCGGCGGGCTTGATGGCCTATACCGCATCGACCCCGTATGGGCTGGCCAGTTGAAGGTCGCGGATTGGGACACAGACACCACGTCAGAGACGTACGGTGAGCCCACCATGTACGAGTTCAACGAGGCAGCGGTCGAGACCGGCAACCCCAACAAGCGCAGCTTGCGCATCCATCCTGACAGGGTGTTGATCTGGTCAGAGGACGGGACGGTCGAAGCGAAATCGTTGCTTTCCCCAGGGTTTAACGACCTGATCGACCTTGAGAAGATCAAGGGCGCTGGAGGCGAGGGGTTCTGGAAGAACGCGAAGGCGGCTCCGGTATTCGAAGTCGATAAAGACGCGAAGCTCGACCAGATGGCAAAGGCCATGGGTGTCCCGGCCGAAGAAGTCGCGGACCGGATGAATGAGCAGGTCGAAGACTATCAAAAAGGCTTCGATAAAATGCTGATGCTCATGGGTATGCAGGCGAAGAGCCTTAGCGTGACGCTGCCGAGCCCGGAGCATTTCTGGTCGGCGCCGCTGCAGTCTTTCGCCGCCTCTGTGTGCATACCGCTCAAAATCCTTGTCGGTAATCAGACCGGAGAGCGGGCGTCTACAGAAGACTCCGACGAGTGGAACCTGACGAACATGGCGCGGCGCCGAAACGTCACCCACCCTAATGTCATGGCGCTTGTCACCAGGCTGGTGACATGGGGCATCTTGCCGCAGAAAGACTGGTTTATTGACCAGGCGGACCTCACCGAAAGCTCGATGGCCGAGAAGATAGATCGTGCCGGCAAGATGGCCGATACAAACCAGAAGATGAGCGACGGCGGCGAGATCATTTTTGAGCCAAGCGAAATACGCGCCGTCGTGGGATACGAGCCATTATCGGAAGATCGGTCCTATCGAGACGCGCTTCATGTCGAAGACAAAGTCGATGACCTGCAGGCGAAAGAAGATGCGGCGGCTCTTGAAGATGCCGCCCAGGCAGCCGCTGGCGACAACTGACCTAAGGAACAACAAATGCCCCACGTCCGAGTGAATATTCGCTCGGTCGCCAACACGAAATCGGTGCGCAAGGAAAAGCGCAACGGTCGTGATGTGGTGATCGTGCCCAGCGCAACGCTGCCAGACAACATCGTGATGAACGGCATCATGTACCCGGCCGACGAGATCGAGAAAAGCTTTGCCGGCCTGGAGCGCACGCCCGCGCCGCTTGGCCATCCGACCATCAACGGCAAGTTTGTCTCAGCGAAGGACCCGGAAGGCATCAACCTCGGCTGGATCGGGGCATGGAATGAAAACCTGCGCCGGGAGAACGGCAGGGTGTTTCTCGACAAGGTGATCGACGTGGAGACGGCAAGCCGCTCAGAGGGTGGCAAACGGGTCCTGAACGCGATCGAGAAGGGAGAGCCTGTCCACACGTCGACGGGCCTCTTCGCTCTCCTTGAGGCGGCAAACGGCGACGTGCCGTACAAGAATATCGCTCGCGAGATCGAGTTCGACCATGACGCAATCCTTCTTGATGAGGATGGCGCGGCCACGCCGGCTGATGGCGTCGGCATGATGGTCAACTCGAAAGGCGAGCAAGAAGAAATCGAGGTCATTAACTCCGCCGTCGATGACGCGGATCGTGATCTGGATTGGGCAGTGGAACATCTCGCCCGAGCTCTCGACCGTCGGCAGAAAGCCGGCGTTCTGGATCGAATGAAAGCCGCGATACTGGAAGCCCTTGGCTTTTCCGAGCGGGAACCCTCAACCAATCGAAAGGAAGACGACATGCCTGTCTCTGATGAGCAGTTCAAGGCGCTTTCCGATGAGGTCAAGACCCTCTCGGAAGGTATGGCCAAAATCGGTGACACGATCGGAAACGCGGTGACGGCGGCTCTCAAGCCGGTGCTCGACGCTCACTCCGACATGGTTGCCAACCAGAAGGCCCAGGAAGATGCCGAAAAGGCTGAACTGGTCGAGAAGGTGGTGAAAGCCAACCTCCTGACAGAAGCCTCCGCCAAGGAACTGACGCTGAATGCGCTCAAGGAACTGGCCGCCAAGGCTGAACCCGGCAAGGCAACGGGTCTCAATTCCGCATTCAAGGGCTCAGGCAACGACAAGCCTGGCTTCAAGCTTCCGAAGGGAGACTAATCCATGGCCCGCTACAACAAGATCTACGCTGGTCCTGTTTCCGAGGTCTTGCCGCAGGTACAGGAGCGTATCTGCGCTGCTGCTATCCTCCCCGGCACGGCGCTCGTGGAATCCGGTTCCAGCTTCGCCCAGGCCGGCGCTAACGCTGCTGGCAAAATCTACATCGCCCAGGACAATTACCTGGCGATGAAGGGCGTTGACGATGCATGGCCTGCGAATGACCGCATCGTCGGCATGGAACCGCTCGATGAGCAGTTCTTCAACGTACGCGTTCCGACCGGCACCAACATCACCCGCGGGGCCAACCTCACCACCAATGCCTCTGGCAAGTTTGTCCTCGCGACGACCGGTCAGAACGTCAAGTTGGTGGCCGAAGAAGCCTACAACAACACGTCTGGCGCAGACCAGTTGGTGCGAGCCCGCAAGGCTCAGCCCGGCACGGTCCAGGCATAAGGAGAAGACGACATGCGCTACTTTGACGAACAGCTCGTCGCCAACTCCCGACCGCACGCGGAATGGTGGGCTGACGTGTCCATGAACCGCGAGCACTTCCACCAGGTGGAAGAGCATATGGCATCGCTCTCGAATGCCGCCGCTGTCCTGCCGCGCGATGCGTGGATGGA